CCTCGGTGGATCGGCACCACATTGACGAGACCCGGCTGGTCACTCGGCGATCAGCCCGCGATCAGATCCACCTGGCGTGGAACTACCGCTGCGCCTACTGCGGCGATCCGCTCGGCCGAAGCCCGACGCTGGATCATGTGGTGCCCAAGGTCCACGGCGGCCTCACCGTCCGCGAGAACCTGATCAGCTGCTGCCTCATGTGCAACAGCCAGAAGGGTCATAAGGGCTGGGTGGACTGGTACCGCGCGCAGCCGTTCTGGTCTGCCATGGGCGAGTGGGCGATCGCGCGCTGGGTGGCGGGAGAGGGCTAAGATTCCAGTCCAACGATTTCATCGCTGGGCATTCCGCAGTGTGGAGGCTGCGGTGAGGCGTGCAGGCGCGAGAGCCGGCGCCACCTCCACACCCCATTACGGCAGCAGCTTCGACGCCAGCCAGAGCGCCAGGCAGCACGCCACCACATAGGCCACGAGCAGCTCGATCATCAGGGGCAGCGTCATGGCTCGGGCAGCGGATTGATCACCGCATGATCGCCGATCACCCGCAGCGCAGCGTCGTTGTAGGCCTTGGCTGCCTCCAGCTCGGTGGCAAACACGCCGAGGTAATAGCGGCGGCCCCGGTAGCCCAGCGCAGCGCGCCAGGGCATCTTCGGGTTGGTGCTGCGCGAGACCCCGCGGTAGGGGCTCGAGGCGTTCGCGGGCCGTGGTCGGTTGGCCAGCGAGAGGTAATAGGCCTCGCGGGTGGTGGTGCAGTTGAAATACCCCATCGGGTCAGCGTGCGAGCAAATGGTCTAGGTAGATTTCGGCCTGCCAGAGATCGGAGCTGTAGCGGCACCAGCCCCGTGCGCAGCTGCGGTAGTACAGCTCCCCACCACCAGCAGGCTCAAGCGTTTCGATGTGACCGCCACCGCGATCAGTGCGGCCGAGAACGATCGGCTCCGATGAAGACATCGCACCGTGCAGCAAACCTGCCACCAGTCTGGCGAGCCTCAGGGAAGCCCAGCGCGCAGCCCTTGCGGCTCAGCTCCCACTGCAGGCAATCCCAGCACATCCGCGGCGACCCTGCAGGGCGGATCCGCAGCACTGCGGCCTGGTAGATCCGCTGAGCGCGCAGTAGCGCTTCCTGCAGCTGGACGGTGCCAGTGTCGGCCTCGAGCTGGTGCTCAGCCTTGGGGCCAAGGTTCACCCGGCAGTGCCACGTCCGATCTGCACGGTCGCAGAACAGCAGCAGGCGGCCGGCGTAAAGGCTGATCATTCGTCTTCGCCGTAGGCCGGTGCGTGATACAGCCGCTCGAGGAGGTGACTGGCCGGTTCATCGTTGCCGCCGGTCACATAGCAGGCGACATCATCGCGCTGGTCGGCTGCGACAAACACGGCCGGCCAGTCCAGCTCCTTCACCACCACCAGACTGGTGCGGCGGCTGCGCACCAGCACCCACAGCGCCAGGCGCTCGAGCAGGTTCAAGCTGGGCAGGTGCATCATTCCTCCAGTTTGCCGAGCAGGCGGTTCAGATACCACCTGGCCTTGGCAGCGTTCACCGCAGGCTCACCCTTATCCCACATGCGCAGGATGTAGCGGAGGACGTGGCCCTGGCAGTTGCCCAGCACCGGATCAGGCGCGCGCGCAATGGCGGCCTCGATCACATCGATGGCCTCCACCGGGCCGTGGCGGTAGTGGTCGGGGTTGATCTGGTCGGTCATTCCGTCAGCTCCCAGTAATGGCTGGCAAGTTTCGTCACGATCTCGCGCGCGGCGATCAGTTCATCAAAGAACTCCTGCGTCACGGCGTATTCCGTGCCGCGGTGGCCGCAGTCGTAGCATTTCCGGCGCTGGCGGCGAACCTGCCCCTCATAGCTGCGCTCTGAGCTGTCGCACCTGAAGCGCCCACCACACTGGGGGCACTTCATCTCGGTGAACGGGCTGGGCATCACCGCCACCTGCCGAGCAGCTGCTGGCGGCACACCTCGATCGCTTGCTGAGCCTGCTTCTGCGTCATCACCGACTCGGTGGCATCGATCGCGCGCACCACCTTGCCCAGCAGCTCGGGGTAGTCGGTGTCGCGGAAGTTGGCGGCCATCTCCAGCGCGAACTCCTGCCAGAGCCCCGTATAGGTGCAGCGGAGCGGGTGGCCGTAGGGCAGATCATCGCGGCCGCTGCGCTCGTAGAGAGCCTCGAGCATGTCGGCACGCTGCTGGTCGAGTTGGACGCGGTTCATGGTTCTAGGTGTTGGCGGAGGTAAAGCAGCTCGGCGCAGAGCTGCTCGCGGTTGCGGATGCCGGCCACGGTGCGCAGCTGATCGATGCGGATGTCGATCAGCGTGCAGAGCCGCTGGCGTTCATCCTGCTGCCCCTGGCGGTAGGTGCCGCTGTCGGTGATCAGCTGGCTGATTCTGGCGCGCATGTCGGTCACGTCACCACCTCCACGACAGCACCAGGCCAGCGAGCCTCGGCGTAGCGGATGGCGGCGCGCTTCGTCTCGGCCCGCGTGATCCATGTCATCGGGCGAGCGCCCTTGGGATAGACGATCAGCCGATACTCACGGGTCCGCGCCTTGGGCAGCGGCCGGCTGATGCCGTCGCCGTGCTGGCTCTGGCTTGGTTCCTCCTGCCATTGCCATGGCAGCATCGCTCCGGTTGTCTTAGACATCGGTTTCATCGGTGTTGATCCATTCGAGTTCAGACCACCACTGCAGCCACGTGTCAGCGGCAATCAGCTTGGCCTCGGTCAGGCTGTGAGCCAGCACGCACTCGATTACGTTGGCGCTGCGGATCTGGAAGTAAAAGCGGCGTGGCGTCACTCGGCCGCCTCCTGATGGATGGCGCCGTGATGGGTGAGACGCTCGCCGTCGTGGGGCGTGGTGCCAAATGCGATGCCGATCATGGCGAAGGCGGCAGCGGCGATCAGGCTGCACAGGATGTTGCTGGTGCGGTCAGACATGGCAGTGAAGTGGAGTGGTGCCGGGCCAACCGGCGGCGCGGGCTTATTCAGGCCCTGTTGCGCTCGGGTTTTTCGACCTCGTTTGCGCTGTTCGGTCGGGAGGCTCCTCGTGGCTTGCGCCGGGGTGCTTCCGTCCGCCCCATGCACGCCATCATGCCGCACCGCCGGCAGCGCATCATCGGGGCTGTGACATTTCTTCACCCGGCCGCACATGGCCCGTCGTCAGCTCCAACGGCACACGCACCACCGGTTTGTTCTGATGCAGCGCGCTCCACCCGATCGCGTACCGGCTCACCTCCAGCTCGACCGTGAACCAGACGTGGCCGCACCCCTCGCACACCCGCTTCCGCACGATCTGATCCGGCAGCCGGCTGTTCGTGATCGCCGCTCGGTGGCGGCTGTGCTGACAGCTAGGGCAATTCATGGGCACCATGGGGCAGTCCCGCCCCAGAGAAATGGATTTCGGTCAGTGGATGGCGGTGGAGATCCCGCCAGAAAAGCAGTTCCAGATCGAGGCCGACTGTCGCCGGCTGGAGAAGCACCCCCAAGCCGGCAACGTCGCCGCTCAGCTCCTCCGCCAGTGCTGCCACCAGCAGGAGATGCTCCAGGCCGCGGTTCACGAGATCGCGCGGCTGGAGCTGGAGCTGATGTGATCAGAACAGGTCGGCGTCGGTGATTTCGCTCACGACGCCTCCCGTGGCCTGGGCAAGGCTGGCCGCAGCAGCTGGTGCCACCGCAGCATCCTCGATCGCCTTCTGCACCTTGTAGTCGGGCTTCGCCACGATGCTCAGATACTTGGTGCCGCTGTTGGCTGTCTTGGCCCAGCCGCTCAGCCGTACCGGGATCTCCTGCCGGTCGCCTTGCGGTGTGGCGTTCATCAGATACTGCGCCAGGGCGTAGGCCTGATCAGCTGGCACGTTGAGCACGCCATCGAACTCGGGGTAATTCTTCCCGGCCTCGTAGCGGTCGCCCATCCGCTTCTGCCAGTCGGCTGCGGATTGCTTGAAGAGTGCGCCGTTCACAGAGAAGCTCATTGTCTTGCTTGATTGGGTGGATTGTTTGGCATCCCGCGCAGGTTCCGAAGCTCGTATGCTTCGACCTCCGCGACGGGATACAGCACGCGGCCGCCGATCTTCACAAACCGCGGCCCGCGGTTCTGGCTGCGCCAGTTGTCGAGTGTGCTGAGCGTCACGACACCACGCCAACGCTCAGCCAACTCTCGCGGCTGGAGATACCCAGCCTCAGAAGATTTCATCGTCATCAAGCACTACCTCCTGCACAGCTTCCTGTTTGGCCGGTTTGGCAGCCGGCTTCTGCTTCGTGATCTTCTCGTTGAGATCCTGAACTGTTGCGGCTGGCGTCTCGGTGATCGTCACCGGCTCCACGTCCAACACCTCCTCCTGCGTCTGGATGCCCACCAGCAGCTCGGGGATGAACAGCCGCCCCCAGAACGCTGCCGCGCGATACCTGATCATCAGGTCGGGCATCGATGCCCATTTGCTGCCGGCCTTCGTCGCCCAGCCTTCCCGCTTGGCCATGGCCATCGTCACCTCCGGCCCACGCAGCTCCTCGCCCGTGCGCAGCTCGGTGGCCACCGCCGTACATGCCAGCGTGTCACCTTTGCCGGTGATGTCGTACCGCAGCGGGCTGAACCGGCCGCAGCCGTTGATCAGGCCGATGATGAACTGGCTGCTCCAGCTGGGGCGGCCGTGGATGATGTGGAGGTTCTGCATCACCATCAGCGGATCCATACCCATCCGCCGGCTGATGTTCAGCGCCACCAGGCAGTTGGCGTAACCCGCCTGCCCTTGGAACTGAGCCGGGATCAGCGTGCTGCTGGCCAGCGCCTTGGCGATCCGCTGCGCATCCTCGAATGCCTGGATGCCGGAAAAAACCCCCGGCTGGGTGGTTGTGAGTGCTGTGCTCTGGTCGGTCATCAGTAGGTCTCGATCTCGGTGATGGTGGGCATGGATCCATCCGGCCGCGGCCGCATCCATGGCGGCAGGCTGATGGTCTCGATCTGGTCGCTGTAACCCGGCCACGCATCGGCGGCCTTGCACACCGCCAGCGTGTCGAGATCCAGCCGCGCCTGACTGGCACCGGCCGCGATCATCTCCGCATCGGCGGCATAGACGGCCACGCAATGCGGCGCCTTCTTCTCCACGCAGATGAAGATGAATTGCTCAGGCCGCTTGCCGGTGGCCCGCTCGAGGCCGTCCAGATACCAGCTGGCTTGGACGTGATACCGCCAGCTGGCGATCGACTTGCGGAACCCCGCCGGGCTCGCATCCTCGGTGGTCTTCAGGTCCACGATCAGGCTGCCGTCATCGGTCAGCCAATCCGGCCGGCATTTGCACTGCAGACCCGTGGCCTCATCGATCCACATGTGCGTGGTCTCAGCCTTGCCCGGCAGCGCCAGCAGCATCGCAGCAGCTGGGTGACCATGCACCGCTCGGGCCATGTGCATGACCTGATCGGCATCGGTACGGCTGATCACCGCACGGCCAGCAGCCTCAGCCTCAAATGCTGCCCATGCCTCCTTACCGGCCTTGGTGCGCCGATCGATCGCCTCGGGTGCTGCGATGTAGCGGGCATCCCACTCGGCCAGCTCGAGGATGTGAGTGTGAACCGCAGTGCCCAGCAGCATGGCCGGCGTGGGCTCAGGCTCGACCCGCTTGGGGTCCACATACCTTGCCCAGTAATGCAGCGGGCTGCGCGCCACCAGGTCGAGGTGGCTTTTTGATACCGCACTGTGGC